TGTTGAACCACATCCAGAACTTGCGGTGCTGGACTTCGCCGTTGCGCTGCTTGTGCAGCTCGAGCAGGGCGTCGGGCTTGCCGTCGTCCTCGTCGGAGTCTTCCTTGCGGGCGGACCACACGCTGAACACGTTGTCAGCGGCGTCGGTGATCTTGCCGCTGCCGCCCACGTCCAGCTTCCCAGGCGCGGCGCTCTCGTCTCGGGCCTTGCGCGGGTGCGCCACCAGGTGCACGTGGGCCTTAAAGCCCTTGGCGAAGGCGCTCAGTGCCTGGATGGCTTCCTTCTGCTTGCTCAACGCGCCGGGGCCGTCCTCGGGCACGTCGGTCATCATCAGGCTGTCGATGACGAAGTGCGTGATCCCGTAGCGCTTGGCGCCGTAGCGGAACACCTCGACCAGGCGGGCGATGCTCGCCGATCCGACCACGTTGAACAGCCACATGCGGTCGCGCACCCACTCGGCTGACGCGTCGATGTAGGCCGGCGTCGGGCGGCTGCTGCCGGTCAGCTGGCGCACCAGGCGCTTGGCCTGCACGGCGGGCGGCATTTCGCCGCTGAAGACGCACGCGCGCTCGCCCTGATTCAGCAGCCCGACCAGCACCTGATTCAGCATCAGGCTCTTGCCGTGGCCGTTGATGCCCGTCCAGACGCTGACCTCGCAGGGCCGGAACTCGAAGCAGTCCTCGTACTTGTCGCCCAGCATCAGGCGCGGCATCGGCTCCTGACCCGCCGTCGGGTACAGCAGCGCCTTCACCTGGCCGAAGAAGTCGGCAACGCTCACCAGCTCGTCAGGGTCGATGGTCTTCGCGCCCTTCAGCACCGCGAGGAAGTCTTCGCCGCTGGCGCCGTCCTGCAGCCACTGGTTCGCGTCCTTGGCCGGGAACTTGACCGGCTTGCACCTGTCCTGGCCCAGGCGCTGCATGACCTCGCGCGCGCCCTTCTGGCCGGCTTCGTCGTCGTCGAAGCACACGAAGATCTCGGAGAAGCGATCAAGCCGATCCCAGTCGTTTTCGATCCACTGGTGATTGCCGGCGCCCGCGTTTACCGACAGAGCCGGGATGCCGCACTGGTGCAGCGTCATGGCGTCGATCTCGCCTTCGGTGATGGCCACGCTGCGGTCGCGCGGCTTGATGAGGTGCCAGCCGAACAGGCAAGGCTCCGCGCCGGCTTCCTGGCGCATGCCCTTCTTGTCGGCGATGTCGCGGTACTTGACGTTGACCAGCTCGCCATCGCGCAGGTACGGCAGCACCGCGATGTTCTTGCTGTCGCGCTGCTGCTCGGCGATCTTGAAGTCCTCGATCGTCGCGTCGGTGATGCCGCGGCCGTTCAGCCACTGGCGCACCGCGCTCTTGGCGGCCTGGCCGCGCGGGCGCTCCGGGCGCTTGTAGGCCGGGCGCTCGCGCTTCGGCATTTCGTCGCGGACGCCGAGATAGGCCTTGGCTTCGACCATGGCCTCACCGATGGAAACGCCTCGCGTCGCCGCCCACAGGTCGAGCAGGTCGCCGCCTTCGTCGGCCGCGAAGTCGCGCCACAGGCCGCGCTTGGCGCCGGACAGGCGCACGGACAGGCTCTCGCCGGGTTCACCGTGCGTGCTGCCGGCCTTCCACTCGCCGCCGGAGCGCTTGCCCTTGGGCAGCAGGTGCTGCGCGATGGCCGCCACATCGTCGGCCATGCGCTCGCTCAGTTCGTGTGCGTTCATGCTTCCTGCTCGGTCGGGGCTTCCGTCGCCGCGCAGCCGGGGCCGCGGCGCAGGTCTTCGATGGCGTCGATCTCGTCTTGCACGGCGTTCATCAAGTGCGTGCGTGCGCTGAAATCGCCAGACGCCAGGGCCTCGCCCAGCTTCCCGAAGATCCGCGTCATCGTCGGCACGATGGCGGTCGGGTGCTTGGCGATCATCATTTCCAGCGCGTCGCGCTCGGCGTGGGCCTGCGAATGGCAGGCGTCACACAGGCACTCGAGCAGATCGTCGGGGTAGTCCCACGGCTTGCGGCCGCGGTGGTACAGCTTGTGATGCGCGTGCAGTTGCCGGCTGTCGGACTCGCAGCGCTCGCAGCGGAAGCCGGCGCGCTCGAACACTCGCAGGCGGCAGCGCTGCCACAGCGGGTGCTTCAGGTCGTCGGCGTAGCTCATGCAGCCCGACTCCCCGCCGCAGCCTGCGCCCACGGCCTGCACTCCCGCGGATCAATCGCGCTGCCGTGCCCGGCAAGCTCTGCATTCCCGCTGCGGCGTGCCATCTTGACGCGGATGCCCAACACGACGAACTCCGGCGCCGACGGCTCGCCCTGCACAGCGCGATCCGGCCGTGTGTTGCGGGACTTGCCCAGCATCCTGCTTAGCGCCTTCATGCGGCGCAGTCGCTCGATGGTGGACCGGCGCTTGACCTCGCGCCGCGCGTTGTCAGCCTGCTGCACAAGAGCGTCGTGCGCAGCCGCAGCCTGCTCGGCGCTCGGGAAGTATTTCCGCCAGCCGCGCGGCCCTGCTATGAAGATGCGGCCCGTGCTGACCATGTAGGTCACAAGGCCCCCACCGTGTGCAACGCCAGAGCCCTCGCAAAGCTGCTTGTAACTGCAGCCCGCATTGGCCGCGACGAAAGCGACGATCCGCTGTCCGGCGCCGTTAGCTTTTGGCATATCACGCCACCCTCAACGGCTGCCGCGCATCCACAGCCTCAAGCCGGGCCAGCGCGGCCTGCAGCGACTTGCCCATCTCCAACATCTCGCGCCGCAGCTGGTCGGCCTCGTCGCGCGGCTGCACCGGCACCGGGGCCGAGTAGCTCAGCTGCTGGGCGACGAACTCAGCGTAGGCATGGCAGCCGCGGTCGCGCGCCAGCCTCGCCAGCAGCATCACGTGGTCGGGCGTCAGGCGCTCGGCCTTGCCGTCGTTGAGGCAGGCCAGCAGGTGGCGCTGCGCAGCGTCCACGGCCTTCTCGGGCCACAGACGGTGCCCGACGGCCTTGCTGCCGCCCGCGGCCTTGACGCACTCGATCAGGCAGTCGTTGAGGGTCTCGAACTCACCCATTCTTCCGGGCTCCAAAAAGGTGGTATCCGTTGGGATAGACGGCGGCCGGGCGCAAGAACACGATGCGGTCCATGCACACGCCGATCAACCGAGAGAAAAGCCCCGAGCCGCGAGGCCCGGGGCAAAAGCGCGCAGGCCCGGCAGGAGAGGCCGGGCCGCCGGGTAGGCCGGCACCAGGAGCGCGCGGGAGACAAGCGGGCGCATCACGTCGGCGCCGCCCAGTTGGGGCAGGCCCAGGAACGGTCCGGCTGCAGCGTGGCAGCCGGCGCGATGAACACGGCCGCGGCGTCGAACGGCTGTCGCGCCTGGTTGCGCGCGCAGCGGATGCACAGCAGCAGCAGGCGGCCGGAGACGGCTTGCCAGTGCCCGGGGCAGTGTTGCGGGGCCATCTAGAGCAGGCTCCCTTGCGCAGCCGTCGCCCTGTCGGCTGCGGCTTTGCGCTCGGCCTCGCGGCGCTTTGTCACCCACCGCAGCACGTCGTCGCGGATCAACTCGTCGCCCGGCGCGAAGTAGGTGAAGAGCTGGCCGTTGTAGGTGATCGCGCCGTAGTACCGCGCCAGCGAAAACTGCGTGCTCTGGACGTTGCGGATGATCAGCGGCAAGGCCTGGCCGAAGGTGCCGGAAGCGGCCTCAAGGTGAAGATCCGCAATCTCGTCGTCGGTGAGGAAATACGCGCTCACGCGGCCTCCTCGACCGTCAGCCGGCCGGCAACCGCCTGCGAGAATCCCATCGCCACCAACGCGGCGCGGAAAGCGTGCAAAGCGTGACCGATGCCGCCGTCTCCGTTGACTGTCACGCTGGCTTGCGGCTGCTCCCTGCCATGCGGATAGCGGCCGGTCACCACGACGGTGATGGCGTGCGTCAAGTCCAGGCGGTCAGCGCTCACGCGGCCTCCTGCGGCAACGCTTCGGCCGGGGTGGCGCGAAGCACGCTCCAGTCCACATCGGGCCGCAGTTCTTCGCACCGAACAGCGCCGGCTGTGGCGCGTTCGATGGCGGGGCAGTGCTCGGCTGGGATACGGCGGCCGTCCGCTTTCCAGTTGGACACGACCTGAACCGAGTTCACGCCAATGGCTTCCGCCAGCGCTTTTAGCCCGCCGCAAGCGTCTGCGGCCCTGTCGAGTGGTGTTTGCATCCCGCCATGCTAAACGGGCCGTGTAGTCACGTCAACTTCCAGTTTCGGCAGGATGCCGTCGTGTTGACTTTGGACCACCTAAAAGCACTGATTCGCGCCGCCGATCCCGCCGCGGCTGGCCGGGAAGAGGCGTGGCTGTCGTCTAAGACCGGGGCAAGTGCACAGACGATCAACAATTGGCGCGGGCGCGGCGGCGTGCCCTGCAAGAACTGGGTAGCCGTCGCCGACGCCGTGAAGTGCTCGGTGGATGAACTGCTGGGACGCGCGCCGTCATCGTGGCCTCTCAAGCGCATCACTCACGCGCAGTGGATGGCGCTCTCCGATTACGAGCGCGGCGGGCTAGAGCAAGCGATGCTGGTCGAGCTGCGCGCCATCGTGGCCGAATCTGGAAAACGGCCGGCCGCAGCGGCATAACGGCCGAGGTTTGCACTTTGCCAGATCGCCCCAGGAAGGCCAGGGGCACTTGTGACGACCGCGCCCACTCGGCGGAAGTGATCTGCATCAGGAGCGGTCGGGGGCCGCTGTAGCCTTTTGGCTGCTTCTTGGTGAGCGGTTGAGGGCGAAGCAAAGCTAACCCTGTGCGGGTTGCTCAGCTTCTCTGCTTCCCGGAGCCGCGGCATCGGTGCATCGGCCTAGTCGATCGATACGCGCCAGGCTTGCGATCCTTCCCCAGCCGTACGAGCCGGGCCTGACAGGCGACCGCATCACGCTAAAACCTACCGCACCACATGTCCCATGTGTGGATTGTCGGCGCGCCCCATGTCGTGAACCCTGGCGCACCCAAGAGCGGCAAAGCCTTGAGGCTCTGCCGCCCGTGGTCACGACACGGCCCTTGCGGGTAGCGGCAGAAGCTCAAGGCTTCAAAACGCATTTTGCCAGAGTCGTGACCTGCGGCGCCTGTATTTAAGCACAGTCCTAGAACCGGGGCAAGGGTTAACACTTACGGCCGACAAATCAATTTCTTGTTGACTGTGGTACACGTCTCGTTTATATTCATCCCCATCGGCCCACAGACACCCCGCATCCGCGGCGGGCCGGGGAGACAAGGCGATGACCAGCTTCCAACCCGCAGAGCACGCCGCCGCCGCCGCTGGCGTGGTCGACTTTGCGCTCCCTCTCGACGACGGCCGCCAACCGCGGTTCGGCAGCATGCCGAGCGCCTTTGCCCGCGGTGGCATCGTGCACCCGCACAAGGTCGGCGAGGCGACGGGCCGCGCGCTGCTGAACGGCCCCGAATGGCTGGCGCAAGACGTGATCGACGGCATCACGGAGGAGCACACGGTCGACGGCTACACGTCCTGGCCGGCGCTGGCCGTCTCGCTGGAAAGGGCGCTGCGGCTGCTGCGCACGGAGGCGCGCAAGTGCATCCCGGCCGGGCAAGACTGGCAATGGCTCGAAGCGGACGGCATCGGCTTTTACTGCCAACTCGGCGACGGCGAAGACGAGCCCCTGCTGGCCGGCGTCTGGATGCATGGCGCGTGGCGCTGCCCGGATGACGTGCTGTCTCCGTCGCTGGCCCGCCAGCTCAGGGCCGAGGCGGAGGCTCTGTGAGCGCCACCACCACCCTGCCCACCCTGCCCACCCTGCGCCTTGCGCCGCCCCAGGCCCGGCCAGACCCGATGCTGCAACGCGCCCGGCGCTTGTGGCCCGACAGCGAGCGCAATCAAATTGAGTGGCTGCGCGCCGTGCGCGTGGTGCGCGCCACGGCCCGC